CCGCCCTTGGGGTTTTTGTTTGCGGCAACAAACGCGGCCGCAAATTCATCAGCCTCCCACCTTGGCAAAGGCCAAGCATATGCCTTGGCATCTTCAATGTGCGATGCCGCACCCTGCGGATAGCCATCATAATGTTTGTAGACACCATAGTAGGAATCATTGTCCAGACGTTCCTCGAAAAAATATATCGCTCTTGTACCCATTAGCATACCCTCCAGCCTTCATCATCCAGAAGGCATAAAATGTTATCAATGTACCTTGGTTCGATGACCAATGACCGACCAAAGAACAGCCACTCAACGCCAGACTCATATGCATCATTTGATGTTTGTGTCAGCCAAGCAGACGCATCGTCATTCATAGGCTGAACCAACATGATTGAACCCTCGTTGATGAACTTGAAATCACCGTCCTTGATCCACGAACCTTGGTCCTGTATTTTCTGTGCTTCTGTTGTCATATCACTTTTCCTCCGATATACTGAGATGACTTCACATCTAATCCTATAGGATTACATGGGATAGTCAACAACAAAATGCATTCCTATAGTGTTTTCTACGGAAAAAGTTTTTTGAAAAAAATATTTTTGAAAATAGTGATACAAACGGTACAAGTGATACAACCCTTATCACACAAGGCTTACAGCTGTACCACTTCTGTATCACTGTAACACTTATAAAGGGAACGTGAGGCAAAAAATGAAAACTGAAAAAGAAAAACCCACAGAAAACACTATAGGCAAAGTTGGCAGGCCTGCCGGACTGACGGAACGCCAGAAGACTTTTGCTAAGTATTACGTCGAGGGCAGACACAGCAATGCTGAGTGCGCAAGAATGGCTGGCTACTCTGACAAGTCTTCTATCACTATGGCATCCAAACTTCTGAACGGCAGAGACTTTCCTGATGTTGTCGAACTGATAAAAGAATTGAGACAAGCGGCTGAACGCAGATATGGCGTAACCCTGATGCATCAGCTTAAACGTCTGGATGAATTGTCTAGAGGGGCAGAAGATGCTGGGCAATATTCTGCCGCAATCAATGCTGAAAAAATTCGTTCCGCTTTGGGTGGCCTGACTATTGACAGGCGAGAACAGCAACACGTCCACCAGTTGGACAGCATGACTAAACAGGATATTGTCGCACGTCTGGCAGAACTGCGGAAATCTTATCCACACGCATTTATTGAAGGAGAAATATCTGATGCCAAAATCATCGAAGACAGAGAAGAACCTTTGGCAATCATTGAAGAAACATCTGCCGAAAAAGACACACTGCCAACGGATTGAGAATCGTGTGGCAGAAGGAATGCCTGACGTATATATGTGCATCGATGGCGCACCAGTGTGGGTTGAGTTAAAGATAATAAAAAGAAATGGGATAACCCTACAACCATCCCAAATTGCTTGGCATTTATCGCATTCTAGGTGCGGTGGCGTTTCTTTTTTTCTTGCTTCGTCGTCCTTCGAGTCCGATGTATTTTTATTTGAGAGCGGAAAAGCTTTGGAAATCCAAGGTGCAACGCCCGATGGCCTGCGGACTCTAGCGTTATGGACAGGAGATATGCCGTCTGCGCCTGCGACCCTGCGCCTTTTGGTTGTCGAAAAACTCCGCTCGACCCTGCGACCTGCGACCTGCGCCTGAATGTTATCGGAAAAAAGCATAAAAAAATCAGCACAGCCTAACGGCTGTGCTGTGTGTTCATCAATCAATTTGTATCTGGATGCCATCAGGAAAGGTAAAGTCTAAGTCCTGTAGCCAGCTTTGAATTTCATCTGCTATGTGCTGACGGTCAAAAAATGTTTGGTCATGTTCTTTCAATTCGTCGTCACGTTCAAGTGTGAATGTTACTTTAAATTTTGCCATCAGTCTTGCTCCTGTTCTTTCATAAATGCTTCTAGGCTGTCTGCGTCGTCAATGGTTGTGTAATGCTGAATCAACTCTTGAATAGCAAAGTCCGTCAGAGTTTCTGAGTCCCAATCCTTTACACATTTTTCGCAGGCTTTTTCTATCTGTTCATCTGTATATTTTGTCATTGTCTTTTCCTTTTAGTGTTTGTGGTATGAAACAGTTTTGACATCACGCGACCAGCAAGCGCGGCATTTGCCACACTTTCCGCCTTGTGTCGGGGCTGGGCATTCGTGCCCAATTGGCGCGGCATTCTTTATAACCGCGCTTGAATGTTCCCAATCTTGCGGTGGCGTGTCGTCTATCATTGTTGCGCTGTATCTGATAACAGCGTTATCTGGCAACGTTTCAAGCTTCAAAGCTTCCTGCCAAATTTTGCGTTCTTTTGTGGGAATCCAGTGTTTCTTCTCTGGTGTTGCCTTGACTACGTCAATAATGTTCAAGGCCATGCGGACGTTTTGCACGTCGCCCGAATCGAACCAGCGGAAATATGGCGACCTTGTCTTGTTCAGCATAGCGACCATGCGCGGCACAAAATCTAGAGCATTAAAAAATTTTAACCGTTCTTCCATTTTGTCTGTCACGTTCGGCATGTTGTAGCGGCCCTTTCTAGCGTAGCAGTCATGGCAAACTGAGCCTTTCACTTTCGCTAGCTTGTCGCCTGTCTTACACTTCCACGCTGAAAGGCTTATAGACTTGCCTGGCATTTTACTTGTATTTGATAACATAGCTTTCCCTTTCTTATTATCTTTTCCCATTCTATCCCAAGTCACGGACAAAAGCAAGCCCGAGCCTGCGACCTTTGACAACAACCTGCGACCGCAGGTTGTTGTTCTGCGGCCTGCGACCGAAAGACAAAAACCTGCGACCGCAGGTTTTTGTTTCAAGGTGCAAGGCACAACAACGCAGGCCCAGCGTAGCTGGGCCTGCTGTATTAAACTTGTGTAATACACAGATAAACCGTGAAGATCATGAGTGCTGATATAGCGGCACGGGCTTGGATGTTCATATTTTAATCTCATCGATTGAACAGCCAAATATTCGAGCCACTCTTGCCGGTATCACTTCATGAGTGTTGCAAACATCACAGCACTGACCTTCTGCTACGGGCTGGGCATTGTGTCCATACTTCCAGCCATTAGCCTGTTCTTCGATTGGGTCACCACAGATAACGCAGTCTAGTTCTTTTTCCATTAGTAAATCGGGGGCTTTCGCCCCCGCTCCTCTACTTTGCTGATTGCTTTAGGTTATCGATATTGACAGCCTTGATTTCGGGCCTGATGCCTTCGATAACACCTTCTAGTTTTTCTAATGACCGCTTCGCTTCTTCAGTCCGCCCGACCGTGTTCATGAGCAGAAAGAACTGATAGTGAAAACGCAACTGGTCTTTCAAGGTTTTATGCGCCATGACGCTGACCCCAGTAACGGTATTTACCATTACGACCTTTGCGCTTCTCAATCTTATGACCTTGCTCACGCAGTAGATGAATAGCGGCAAAACAAGTCTGCTTGCCGTATCCAGTAAGTCTAGCCAATCCTTTAGGCGTAGCATCCTTCTGAGTCAGAACATCCAGAATAGCATCCTGACAAGTCATGCCATTCAGCATACGGTCACGCTTGCCTTTGGACTTGGCGACCGCTCTAGGCTTGATAACAGTTTCAGTCTTGCGCTGTTCAACTGGTTTGGCTTCGTTGATGATTACTGGTTTCTTAACACCAACAGGAATCGTGATAGTAGTAACATCACCACGGGTTTCGATTTTAATATCAGTCATCAGATTATCCTTTCGTTGACTGTTAACCTTGATAGGCGGGACTATTGTCCCGCCTGATCTTCCATAAGATGCTCAACGCGCTTTGCCAAAACATGAGCCACATCTTCCAAGGTGTGCAGTTCCTGACCACAGGAAACATAGTGTCTGTTCACCATGCTGTAGCCGTTGCCGCGCTTGGTAAGATACCAGCCGAGAGCCTTTGCAATTTGCTGAAGATGCTTCATAGAAACCTCCAAGGTTGAATGAGGTCACGGGACTGTGTCCTCTACTTTACCAGATTAGCACGGATTACATGGGAGTGCAAGCCGGGGTTACTTGGGACAAGCAACTATTCCGCATGGCGGAAAAGCGACCCCCACCCCCCTTGCGCCCGTAACATACATATATGCGTAGCATATATGTATGTTGGGTTGATAAATTCATTCGCGTATATTATCGTTTGGGTATGGAGAACACAGCCAGCTTAGAATTACTGCCCGACGACGTGCTTAAGGAAATTTACCTACTTGAGGAGCATGCGAAACGGCTTGACCTGCGTGACAAAGCGCAAGAAGACTTCATGTCATACGTCCACCATGTCTATGACAATTTCATAGAGGGGACCCATCATAGAATCATAGCTGAAAAGCTAGAGCGTATTGCAAGCGGTGAATTAAAAAGACTGATTGTAAATATGCCACCCCGACATTCTAAATCAGAATTTGCATCCTATCTCATGCCGTCCTGGTTTCTTGGCAGGAACCCCAAGTTAAAAATTATTCAGGCTACCATGAACACCGAACTTGCTGTAAGATTTGGACGTAAGGTTCGTGACCTCATCGCTGACCCCAAATACAAAGAGGTCTTTCCGAACACGGACTTGAAAGCGGATAGTCAGGCGGCTGGTAGATGGGAAACAGCGTCTGGCGGGGAGTACTTTGCTGCTGGGGTGGGCGCGGCAATGACTGGCCGTGGCGCAGACTTACTTATCATCGATGACCCGCACTCGGAACAAGATGCCCTGTCCACATCTGCTTATGATAACGCATATGAATGGTACACTTCGGGTCCTAGACAGAGACTCCAGCCTGGTGGCAGCATCATTATTGTTCAAACCCGGTGGTCAAAGAAGGATATTACAGGCAGGTTACTGACCGCACAGGCCAAAGATATAATGGCTGACCAGTGGGAAGTTGTAGAATTTCCTGCGATTATGCCGTCGGGGGAACCATTATGGCCTGAGTTTTGGCAAAAGGACGAGCTTCTCAAGGTCAAAGCTTCGCTGTCCGTGGGCAAATGGAATGCGCAGTGGCAACAAAATCCTACGTCCGAAGAAACCGCGATGGTCAAGCGGGAATGGTGGAACGAGTGGG